TGTAGTATTCAGAACTGAAGCAAGAATAAAGGGAACAATACCAAACAAAGGCAGACAGAAGTTAGATGCGGTACTTGTAGACAATCTGAGAAATACAGATAATTCGGATAACAACTTCAATCCCTCTTTTTGGAGAAAGTCATTTGTCAATATGAGAAGACATGAGCAGGATAGCACCACTGTTACTGTAAATGCAAGTCATTTCGATGGGGAGTTAAATGGCCCTGCTAGGTATATCACATCCGACCCAAGGCCTTTCAGGAGTGATAAGGTAAGTCCAATGACAGATATCGTAGTCAATAGTCCAAGAAATAGAATGAGTAAGATTGCTAAATTGATAGCATTAAACAACTCAGGAATATTGCCCCGTAAGATAAGTAGAGGACAGAAGTTGAGAGTCCTAAATACTAAGTTCAGTGATAAAACTACAATGAAGGAATTACCAGTATTGGCCTCTAAGACAACTAGTGCGAATACAATAACGTTCACAGAGATACCATCATCACACGACTACAAGTTATCGGAAAAACTGCCTACAAATTCAATATTAGAAATCGGAGATTATTATTATGTCGTAGATTCCTTTGGTACTAAGAGTGGTTCAAGTCAGGTTCTAACTACAAAGGCTAGAAAGACTCTGACAGAGAATACTTTCACAGCAACAACAACGATTCATGAATTTACGAACTTAGTTCCAAAGGTTGTATTTTGGACAGGCGTACTAAATACAGAGGATTTTGACTCCGAAACTGATGTAATATATGCAGACAATCACCGATTGTCCGTTTCAGATTCTACAATAAAGAAGGAAAATACCAAGTTTTACAATTCAAGAATTACTTTCAATTCACTTTCACATCATGAGAACCTTGTTGACTTCATCGATAGAAACATGGAATACGTTAAGTTTCAGTCTCCTGATAGGAAATTCTACCAAGGTTCTAGCATACAGAGATTCTACTATTATGATAACTCATACAGTCTACAAGAAGAGGTATTCACTGGTGTAATAGAATCCACAGACAATATGACTGAAAATGGTCTATCCACAATGACAATAGAGGGAAGGGATAATTCTTCTTCTTTGCTGAACAAACTAGTCAAGCGTGATTTAGTTCATACCGAGGATATGCTACATAGCAGTCTGAATCCAATAGTATCCGCAGTTAATACAGCAACGATGAATGTTAGTGGTGTTAATGATAAGGTGATTAGTCACACTGCAATAAGCAACTGGAACAATACTGCTACTCCGAAGATGCTATTGTTTACTAGAAGCACCAACCAAGATGGAACAGTAAACAATCAAGACGAACACATGATTTTCATTGGAGAAGTAGCATCGGCAACAACCACTGCTACGACATTGACTCACAAGCCTTTAGTAAGCCTATCTATAAATGCCGATAATGACATCTTCTACTATGACCCATTTACTGAAGCAACATACCTATCAGGTGTTAAAGCCATAGCAAGCAATCCTTCTGTAACTTCATCTACTGACTTCAAGGGAACTAGTGACAAGGGAATAGTCTTCCAAGACGGGTTGAAGTTAAGTAGGGCAACAAATGGAACTATCAGCACTACCAACCTAAAAGGAACATCAAATACTGGTTCTTATCTAAGGAATCGCTCTTTAGGATATGATGTTGGTTCTTTGATTAGTATTGATTCTCTAAATGAGGGTGTTACGATTAATGACTCGACATTCATAATCAGACCTGTCAATGACTCAGGGGTTACAATTGAAGACTCAATTATACCTAGTTTCACATCAGAGACCTTTGATGTAGTATCCATATCATCTAAGGATGATGGTGGTGCAACACTATCAATTGCACCTAGATGTCCTATCGTGATGGGCAGATTAGAGAACAATACCAGCGATACAAGAACATCATACTCATTTTACTTAGTCAACAACAACCTCAACTCAGGAGGTTTCATACATCGAATAGACGCACAAGACGGAGGTACAGCAACTCTAGACTACACAGGTGCAGATGAGTTCTATACCCCAAGGGAGACATACAGATATTGGGACTTGCAAAGACTAAACTACGGTTCAGTGACAAAATCAGATGCTGGTCTATACCTCAATAGCAAAAGCCCACAGGCTATCGGTGGTTATGCGATTGCCTATCCGATAAAGGGGAATGGCGTTGCTCCATCCTCTCCAACACTATCTCCCTCCACTGCTCCTATACTTGGCAGCAATATGCTAGATGACAACTACACATTGAGACACAGTGCTGGTAGTCCTTTCACAACAGTAGGGGCATCAACTCCCCCGACTTCCCTACCTACTGAAACAGTGGTTAGAACAGGAAGCGAGGCTTCGGTCAAACCTGAGATTGCAGAACTTCTCAACTACTCCCCATCTGCACAGAACTACGAGTTATTTGCAACAGGTGACTTGTTTCCCTACTCAAAACTGAGATACAACAACATAGGAAATAGAGCAATGAACTTCTCTTCCTTCTCATGTCTGCTGGAAAGTGAGGGAAGCCAATCTAATACAAGTATAAGCCATTCTTCATACTCAGGTAAAACGAATGTTGTGGAGAGAAAGGACTCCAACTATGAGGCAGTTTCCATCAAATCCGCAAGCAAGACAACTGACCAAATTAAGAGGTTCGGTATTGCTAGGTTAGTTGAGGCCACATACGATTGGCACTTCAATCCAATAGACTCAGATGACCTACCAACACCTGATGAGACTAAGATGGAGATTTCTAAGTATCAGATGTTCAGACAACAGCAAAACATAAACAATCTAAATGTAGTAATTGATGGGACTGATAACAAAATTACGTTTGGTGGTGGCGGAACAGTTACTGTCAACAATGGTGATGTCATATTCAGGAAGGATACTGGTCAAGCGGTTTTCGTCTGCCTTGGAAGCAACGTGGCTATCTCATCGAACACTGCCTCTACTAATCTCATCAATGTTACAGGTAGCACCACTGCACTGACAACTCCTGCTTACATGATAAAGGACTATGGAGACTTATCCTTCCCTATAATGAAATTCAGTGGTGAATCATTCAATGACCCTATATTCAGTGGGTTTGGCAACGCAACGGGAAGAACACAATTAGAGGTAGATAACGCAGTTGCTACTCTTGACTTTACGAGTGTATATCTGTTGAAGGGAACATACTCATCTCAAAATGGGCTGTTTAAGTTTGGGCTTCTGAAGAGAAATGGGTCAGGCACTTTGATAAGTGTAGTTGCACCTAATCTGTATCTCCCGATGATTTTTGATTCTTCTTTCAGTAATGATGCATCCACTAGCCTGTTAGACAAGTCAGACCAATCACCGTATCACCCACCTAAGACATGGCACACATTAGATGACGGGAATAACAATGACAACTACTTCAACTCATCAAGAGTTATCGCTGGAATGTTGAAAGACCAAGCAGCGAATAGTCACGGTAACAACTTTACTGCAACCTCAATCACAACCTCACAGAAGTATGGGCTTGCTGAAGGAACTAGCGTGTATGATAACTGCATCGCTGTTTTCAGAAACATAAGAAAGGCATCCAGTGATGGTTTGGATGTTCCTGATGACATGATTCAGACAAGTGCCATGTTAGGTTTACAAACAGATGAGGCATTCGGTGTTGATGCAGATGTCGCAGCACATTCTCAACAATTCGGTGGTGGTGTTACTGACAATACGAATGACCTGCATACTGACAACGTTAGAGTCTTTCAGATTCCAACATCAGGAAGCACTGGTGTTGTCACTTTCGCAGTGGCAGGAACAGTGAC